CATCCAGATGTAGTAGAAGCTATTGAAACACAGATTTCAAAAATTGCTGAGGCAGAAGATAAATTGGAGACAATTAGGAATCATTTTGCGTAAAATAGATTGGTTTAAAGCTGGAGTTTATGTAGCGCTATTGGTGATTTTAGGAGCTATTTGGTACTATCAGATTAAGTTTTTTATGTGGTTATTTAGCTAAAAAAGTTGAATTTTTTTCACAAAAAGCATGTACAAACATGTCATTTTTTGGTATAATAGTCCCATGTTAAGGAGAAATATGAAAGAAAATATAATATTAGTAGATTGCGATGGAGTTCTTTGTAACTGGGAATACGCATTTACACACTTCATGGAACATACCAAAAAGATCAAAACTAAAATATACAGCGAATATAATGTAGGTAAAAGATTCGGAGTTACAAAAGCCGAAGGTAGCGAATTCGTTGCTGAGTTTAATGATTCAGCAGCTATTGCATTTTTACCACCTCTCAGAGATGCTGTATATTATATGAAGAGGCTAAATATGTTACACGGTTATAAATTTATCTGTGTAACATCTTTAAGCACTAATAAGTATGCACAAAAGCTAAGAACTCAAAACTTAGAATTACTATTCGGTAAAGAGATTTGGGAAGATTTTGTGTATTTAGGTTGTGGTGCTGATAAAGATGAAGAGTTAGCTAAGTTTAAAGATACAGGTTGTTGGTGGATTGAAGATAAACCAGTAAATGCAGAAGTTGGAGAAAGCTTTGGCTTAAATCCAATTATTGTTGCTCATGAACATAATGCCTTTTATGAAGGTGAAATACCAAGATTCTGGAAATGGAAGCATATATATAACCATATAACAGGAGAATAATGGCAAAATCAGGTGGAGCTTTCTCGCAAAAGCATACAGGTATCAAAAAGGGGACAAGTCAAGGAAGACGTCCTGATACTTCCACTATGAACAAAAGTAAAAGAAGATCATTTAAAAAGTATAGAGGCCAAGGAAGGTAATATGCCAGCGAAATTTAAACCATCACAAATATTATTAGATAGAAGTACAGGTAAGAAAAAAATACAACACTTTTATATGAAACAAACTCCAAAGAAAGAGTTATTCGATTATATTAATAGTGGAAATGCAAAGCCTAAACTTAGACAAAAATGTCTAAACGAATTAATAAGAAGAGGAATAAAGATTGTTTGGGAGTAAATTCTGGACAATTTGGAAATATACAATAGGTAGTTTTAGCGACGAAAAAACTGAAAACTACGATGATATTGTAGCTGTACTAAGAACGTTTATAGTTTTAATTAATTTTATAACATGTTTTTTTATTATGGCAAATATTATTCACAATTGGTAAAATGAAAGTCAACATAAACGTAGAAATTGATACTGAAAATAGTCAAGATGTCAATACAATAGAAGAGCTCATCGAGCTTATAAAACAAATAAAAGATCAACGAGAAGAGTCCTCATAAATTTCTTTTTTTATAAATAGTATCTGAAAATACTGTATAAATAATAGTATTACAGGAGAAATTATGAGCGATGATTTATTAAATTTTGATTTCGGATTTACTGCAGTCGATGAAGACGAATTAGAAGCAGTACAATCTGTTAAAACTGAAGCTACTACAGCTGCAGCAACTTCACAAGAATTAGAAGATAAGCTTAATAAGCTATATAATTCTATTCTCCCATTGCTCTCAAATTTAAAGAAAAATCCTGAAAAAGAATATATTTATTGGCCGAACAGAGTGGCCAAAGTAGAACAATTCGAAGATCTAATATCGGGGATAATTAAGTAATGGCATTACCAAGTTCAGGACAATTAAGTTTAAAAGATATTCTTGATGAAAAGCAAGGATCAACTACTGCAAGAACAAATATAAGCTTACAAGGTTTATCAGTAAACGGTACCGCTGATAGCTCAGGCGGAGACATTACTGGAACACCAAATGGATCTGCACCTTATGAAGTATCTGAATTTTATGGATATACACAAACACAACCACCTGCATTAACTTATACTAACTCTCGAAGAAGCTTTTTGGTTGATGAAACAGTTGATGGCAGTGACTCAACAGCGAAAGCTTTTGTATGGTGTTATAGAACAGGTACAACAATTAAAGTTTATGCAAGATTGCAAGGTCAGGGTGACGACTTCGGAGCAAGCGCAGTTGGAAGGTCTTGGCCTAATTTAGGACAAGGAGGAACAATTGTAAATTTAGGAGGTAATTTCCATAATACTAACTTTGAATTTGCACAAATTACTAATGTAGATTCAGGTTATAAAGTTGGATTCAGTGATGCAGCCGTGACTGGCCAAGGTTCACAACACGCAAGTAGTGAAACATTTACTTATAATATGGATGCGGGAACAAGTCCAACAACTGCAGTTAGTACAACATTCTGGACTGCTTCACCAGGAAGCTCTACTCAAGATACTCCACCATCTGGAATCAACGCTGTAAGATATACAAGTTTTGCAAACGAAGATGATACTGATGATGGATATGATAGAGTAACATTACACTTTAGACACGCAACACTTACAGATTTTGATGTAGTTGTAGATATAGAAACAGCAGCAGAGGGAGTACTGACTGATTTTGGTGAAGAAGATTGTCCACAATGCTGTATCCATGAAAGTATGCTAATTGCTACTGAGGAAGATATGAAATCAATACACGATATCAAAATAGGAGATAAAGTAATATCCTATAATTTCGAAACACAATCAAATGAATTAGTCGAAGTTGAAGACTTAATTACAATTGAAAGAGATGTAGATTATAAAGTAAATAATTTAATACTTACTGAAGATCACCCTGTTTATTTAAATACTGGTAAAAAGGCTTCTATAAATCCTGAAGCTACATTATTAAACTATAAACAAGAAGTTGATCAAATTCAAATTGGTGATATTATGGTCAAGCTTGATGGAACTGAAGAAGTAATTGAATCAATTGAAAAATATGAAGGAACTCATTTAAACTATGCTATTAAGACAAAACATAATAATTTTTATGCAGACGGAATATTAGTTGATTCTGTAATACTGGAGAGAAAATGAGCAAATTAATTATTACAGGTCGAGGAACAGATTTAGGAGTTAGACATAATCATAACTTTATTGTGTATAATGATTCTTATGAATTAGAATATACATCTGCTTATGAATCAGAATTAAAAGATATATCTATTAGGGATCAAAGAGATTGGGGCGGTAAACCTAGACCAGCATTTAGACCTTTTGGAATTACTTTTGATGATGATAAAATATACATTGCAAATCATACTAAAATAGGCATATTTAATAAAACTACTTATGCGTATGAAGGATTATTAGGAACTCCTGGATTTTTTAACACACATCAAATCCTTAAAAAGGATAATATAATGTACACCGCAAATACTAAAAATGATACAATAGGTGTACATAATTTAGATACTGATGAAAGTACATACATTAATTTACCAGAAAGATCACATGTTAACTCATTATTTTGGTCTGAAGATAATCAATTATGTTATGTTCTTCATAATAGAGGAACAAAGCTTTCTCAATTTTTTAAAGGTGATGTAGAAATAAAAGAAGTAGGTAAATGTTGTCATGATTTAATTTTAGAAGGAGATGACTTTTATACACTAGATACATATCATAAAAAACTTATTATAAATGATAATGAATATGAAGTACCAGACGGAGGCTTTATTCGAGGATTAGCTAAGTCAGGAAACGAATTAGTAATAGGACAAAGCTTAACAAGTGATATACCAGATACACCTGCAGATTGTTTTTTACATATTTTTAATTTAACATCGAATAGTTTTACTGATAAAATATCAGTACCTGAAGTGAGAGAAATAACAGATATTAAATGGATTTAGAAAAATTATTTTTTTGTCCAGTCTATTATAAAAATTTTGGAAACAAAGTAAAAGATTTAAATAAAAGACTGGTAATTGACATTGATAAAGAAATGTCAGAATATGAAACAGATCATAATCGAAGTTTTGTTAAGAATGGTCATACGTGGCAATCAAAACATAAAATGGAAAATCGTCATGAAAGCTTTCGTGAGTTTGCCGATTTAATAGAAAGTGTTTACGATTGTAGTTGTCGTTCAGTATGGGCTAATGTTATATTTGGAGCTGGAGGATTTTCAAGACCACATAATCATGGAGCTCGAGTAAATATACCTAGAACTGTAAAAGGCGAAAACGGCGATAGATTACATATGCCTACTCAAAAACAATTAGGTAGGAAAGAAGATTTAGGAAGATATTCACAGACAAGTACAGGTGTATATTATCCTAAAGGTTTAACAGAAATTGATAATTTAGATGATTTGGACGAATCTAAATTATTTATGCCAAGATGGAATGGTAATGATGAAGGAGTATTAGTATTATTTGATCCTACATCGTATTTAAGAGGTACTAATGATGTGGCTACAGTAAGACCAAGAGAATCATTATTATTATTATTTCCTGCATGGTTAACACATATGGTTGCACCGATGGCTACAAATAAAAAAAGATATTCAATATCTTTTACTTTGCAACCATTATGATGACAGATGAATGGATTCCATATCTATTAAATAAAATTGGAATTAAAAAAGATTCATTAACGGAATCTATAATAATGTTATTACTATTTCCATTAATAGTAATATTATGTTTTTATGTATTTATTGAAAATTTTGAAGAATATAAATAGAGAGGTATATATAAAAAATGGCAATTTGGTGGATGAGAGAACAGGAAAAAGAAATGAATATTGAACAATTAAAAGAAACATTAAAAGTAGACGAAGGTGTTGTCTACGAAATTTATAACGATCATTTAGGTTATGCAACCTTTGGTATCGGACATCTAGTTTTAGATTCTGATCCTGAGCATGGCCAAGAAGTTGGAACTCCAGTATCTGAAGAAAGAGTGGATGAATGCTTCGAAAAAGATGTACAAACAGTTATTGAAGACTGTAAAAAATTACATGATGGTTGGGACGGATATCCTGAAGAGGTGAAGCAAATCGTTGCTAACATGATGTTTAATATGGGACTTACGCGCTTAAGTAAATTTAAAAAGCACAACGCAGCGCTGCAATGTGGTGATTGGAAGGAGGCTGCTGTAGAAGGCAGAGATTCACGATGGTACAGACAAGTAACGAACAGAGCAGAGAGACTTATGTCGAGACTCGAGGAAGTGTAAGATATTATCACACTGACGAAGATCAAGGCGAAAATAGAGGCTGGTTCTGGTGTTCTTATAAACAAGGATTTTTTAGACACTCAGACTGGCATATAACTAAAGAAGAAATGGAGAATAAATATGGCAATTGATGTAATGGGTTCGGAGACAGCCTTAGCGCATTTAGCTTCAACAGATTTTGATGCAGCGCATTTAGTAAGATGTTATAATACTACAGCAGCAGCTATCGTTGTAACTGTAACAGACGCTAGTGATGCAACAGTAGGTACATTAAGTGTATTACCTAATAGTGTTGAAGTCATTAAAAAGTGGCCTCACGAAAAGTTGCAAGCAGCAGCTACTGGTATTTTAGCTGTAAAAATAGCTAAATCACATTAACAAATGGGTGAAATATTTGATTTAATATCAGATGTAGGATTACCAATCGCTGGTGCAATGGCGAGTGGTGTTTTTATATTTGTGATTATAAAACAATTGTTTTCTGGTATTATAGATCAAATAGATACTCTTAAAATGTTTACTAAGAGTTTAGAAACACGCGCAAGAACAATGAATAACGAGATTATGAAAATTGATTTGTTAGTTTCAAGCGCATTAGATTTGACACCACCGATTGATCGTGTGGCGAGATCAGAGAATTTTGTAGAAGACGGTGAAATAGACGTTAGAAGAGATTAAAAATGGATTCATTAAATCCAGCTGTTTTAATCGCTGAATACGGATTTACTACTGTAGCAATTGTTGGATTAGGCTATTTTGTTTACTTTGTATGGCAATTTGTAAATAAAGAATTAGATCCAAAAATTGAAGAGATGCATATGTCTCTTATAAAGTTAATTGATCAAATTAGAATGTTAGATCAAGATATGATAAGATTACAAGAAAAAATAAAAGTAGTTTTAGAATATCGCGAAAGACAGGAATTATTGAAAGAAAATGAAGAAAGAAAAGATTAAAGATAAATTAGAAGTTGCAACATTAGCTACATTATTCGTAGTTAGTATTTTAGCGGTATCACCAAATATTAATGCTGCTGATATTGTACACCAATTTAAAAATCCATCATTTAGTGGAATAGGTACTGGTGCTCATTATTTAACTATTGAGAATCAGGAACATAGCAGAAAGAAAGCAATTAAAGATGCTATGGAAGCTGCACGTAAAGCAGCAGAAAGAGAAGCAGAAAATACTACAATGGCTAAGTTCATTCGAAACTTAGAGAGTAGAATCTATGCTCAGCTATCAAAACAGTTAGTTGAATCAATGTTTAGTAACGATGATGCAGTTAGATTTGGATCATTCGTATTAGAAGGTAACACAGTTACCTATGAAGTAATTACAAACGCCGATGGCACAGAATATATTAAAATGACTATAGTTATGGACGATGGAACAACAACAGTTTTAGAAATTCCAATCGGTTCTGGTAACTTTGGCCAAGATCCGGATGGTGGCTAAATGGAAGCTGTATTAGGTATATTATTAATATTAGGTTTATTAAATGAATCATCAACTCCGTTATGGTCTGATGAACCTCAAGAGTGCAAAGAAATTACCTTTGAAGAATCTGATTACGAAAAAGGTGAATCGGATGTTGAAACTTTATTTGATAGTTCATCTATACATAACGCTAAAGCAAGATTAGATAAAACAATAAATCATAGTTATATTTGTGTAGAAGAAGCAGAAGTTGTAAGATTACCATCATATGTAGAATTATTAAATTTACCTGCAGCAAAAGAAAGACCTATCGTTGCAGTATATAATTTTATAGATAAAACAGGACAAAGAAAATCAAGACCAGGTATTGCTGATTTTTCAACTGCAGTTACTCAAGGAGGAACTGAAATGTTGATTGATGCATTAAAAACTGCAGGTGGTGGTACATGGTTTAGAGTAGTAGAAAGACAAGGCATTGATAATCTTGTAAGAGAACGACAGATTATTAGAAGTGCAAGACAAGAATTTGCGGGCGACGGTGGTCCGCAACCATTAAATCCACTCTTATTCGCTGGTATGATTATTGAAGGTGGAATTATTGGTTACGATACTAATATTCAAACAGGTGGTCGAGGCGCACGATTACTGGGTATTGGTAAAAGTAAACGATATCAACAAGATGTTGTAACCGTCTCTATTAGAGCTGTTTCAGTTTTAACTGGAGAAGTATTATTAAACGTTCAAGCTAAGAAAACTATTCTTAGTTATGGTGGAAGTGGTGATATTTTTCGATTCGTCGATCAAAGCACCACGTTGTTAGAATATGAGGACGGTGTGGGAAATAATGAGTCTGTGACATACGCAGTACGTACAGCTATTGAAGCTGGTGTACTGGAATTAGTGTACCAAGGCCACGATCGTGGTTATTGGATAATAGAGGATGGCCATCGTCATCCGCACCAAAGCAACGGTGCGAATGCGAAACATCCATTAACAGAGGAAATAAACGAAAATGAATAAACTATATAGTATACTCCTTGCAGGAGTTTTCATGTCGACATCTTACGTTTTCGCACAAGCCACTGATGACAACGAAATTAAAATCACACAATCTGGTGACACACTAGAATTGTATATTGACCAAATTGGTTTCGGTAACAAAATTGGAGGAGACGACTTTTCAAGTGGTTCTACTGCAATGAGTATTACTGGTTCAAGCTTGGATTTCGATTTAGATTTTACTGGTAATCAAAATATTTTATTTGGACCAGTTGTAGCAGATAGCTCAACTTATAAGCTTGACTTTACAGGTGATTCAAACGAAATAGATTGGAATATCGGTTATATTGGTAGTTCAGATAGTTCAGATATAAATTTTGATGTAACTGGAGACAGTAACACATTTGATTTAGATCAGGGTTATACAGTAAGTGCAGAAAGATTAGATGCGGATTTAATCTTGATTGGTAGTTCAAACGTATTTGATTTAGATTTTGAATCTGATGATAATGTTTGGAATTTTGATATTACAGGAGATAGTAATAATATTAACACATTACAAAATGACGGAGCTCAAAATTTAGAGCTTACATTAGTTGGTGATAGTGCTGATATTGATATTAATCAAATTTCTGGTACTTGTGCAACAGGTGCTGGAGTTGGTTGTGCAACTCCTAATGCAAATATCGTGTTAGACGTAACATCAGATAATGCAACTATTACAATCAATCAACAAGATAGCGGCAACGACTCTTAGTCTTTTACTCATCAGTGGGGTTAGTTATGCTAACCCCATTGGAGATGTAAGGGAATCTACAGGCGTAACATCAGTTTTACGCGATAAAGAAACAATTCAAACAGATAAAATAGAATTATACGATCAAGCTCAAACAGCAAAAGGTCGAATGCTCATTGAATTTTTAGATGAAGCAGAATTGCAATTAAAAGAACATTCTCTTGTTTTAATAGACGAGATTTATTACGATCCAGATCCATCATTATCTAAAATGTCATTGAAGATGGCAATGGGAACTGCACGTTTTGCATCAGGTAAATTAGGTTTAGTTAATAAAGCAAATATAAACATACAAACTCCAACTGCTACAATTGCAGTTCGTGGTACAGATTTTACAACAACAATCGATGAACTTGGGCGTTCATTGGTTATACTTCTACCCGACGATAACGGTGATCCATCGGGAGTCATAGAGGTCTCAAACAGCGCGGGCACAGTTACACTCGATCAAGCATACTCCGCTACCATGGTTTCTACAATTGATACTGCTCCTACTACACAAACGATCATAAATGGAATAACACCTGCATTAATTGACAATATGTTTATTGTTAATCCACCTCCAGAAATAAAAGAAAGAATAGAAGAAGAATTACAAGATGAACAAAACGAAGATCAAGGTTTATTGGATATAGATTTTTTAGAATTTAACGAATTAGAAGAAGACGAATTAGAAGAAGATGAGTTAGATGAATTTAGTGAATTAGATATTGATGAATTAGATGTCGAATTTTTATTAGATTTTCTTTCTGTCGTAGATTCGGCAGATTTATTTGATACATTAGGCGAATTTGATATTAAAGGTGCAACAAGAGGCTTAAATGATGAATCACAATTTAATGTATTTTTACGTGATGGTAATCTTGTTCTATATAGAAATGTAAATGGTGTAATAGAAATTGAATTTGCTGCAGGTGGTAATTTCACATTAGATACAACAACTCCCGGTTATCAAGGAATTAT